TGGGCTATCTGGATCACACAAACAACCCGATATCTCGTTCTCTTTGCTGGAGAAAAGTAGTTTGCATTTGTTACAACGCAGGATCACAGCTCTATTCCTTGCGCGATATGTGTACGCAACCTGGAGATAACTGACTCTGCTTGCTTTAGTGTTTGCTTACAAGCGTCTAGTTCTAAGTGAAGTGAATCAGCAGCGTCTTTGTAGCGGTCACGTTCCTCACGCAACAGTTCGTTCGCCATCTGCATCGCATCAACACGATCCTTGTACTGCTCTAACTCAAACTCTATTGGTGTTTCTATACTCACGTCGTAACGCCTTCCTCTGTAATGGTGTTGTCCCTGCCCAGATACCTGACTTTATATTGTTGTCCATAGCAAAGTCAAGACATTCTTTTTGTACCTTGCAAGCGAAGCAAACTTTTCGTGCTTCGGCAAGCTTGAAATGGTTGTCAGATTTTTGATCTTCTTCTAAGAAGAACAGGTCTGGGCCTGCTCCTCGACATTCTGCTTCCTCTACAAAAGCAAACTGCTTATTGACGAGACTGTAATAATCTTCGGCTGCCGACATTTCTTCTCCCTCGTTGTCGTCTTGATATTCGTCTATAAATTCCAATGCCTTAGCCCGCCGTTCCTGTATAAGTATCGGGCTACCGCAAGGTTGCACCGTACATTAAACAGTACCGACAGATCGCCTCTTTGTGAAGCACATTCTTTTGCTGTGACCGTGACCCAGCTGGAGTTGATTTGTACCAACCCTCGGTCTTGGCTTTTGTTTCTGTTTAAGGTTTTGTTGTGGGCTAGTGGGTTGCATCGGCTTTCCCTGTATGCGATGTATGAGAACGTTTGGACGGGTAGCCCGAACTCTGCGAACTCATCTTCCCATTGGGGGCAACGCTTCGTTTTGTCTGCCGGAACACCCTCAGGAACCACCTCAACAGGCAGTACCAGAACCTTGTCAGACGCTCTGTAAGCCTCCGAGAGAGGCGATACTGACGGGTTCTGAGGGTTGGCAGGGGCTTCAGCAGCTTTAACCATGCTGCCGAAGGTAATCGTCCCTACTAGAGCAACGGCAAATAGCCGTACAAGTGATCTCATCGGTCCTCCAAGACTAGCAAATTTTAGGTAATGCTTATGAGATAAGGGAAACCAGTTCCGCGAACTCATCCAATGTCATTAACACGATACCGTCACTACTGCCATCAGGCATAGCAATCATCGCGAAAGGTCGTATGTCACCCAACGACTTCGATGCTTCAGATTGTAAACGAGCCTGGTTGAAACGAGTAGCAATCGGACCCACCTGTGCGCCCGCTTTGACTTCGACACGAAAGAAGCCACCCCAATGTTCTTCATGGCGAGTGCCTGCATTACCTGTCGCACTAAGACCCAACTTCTTCCTAGCACGTCGAGCTTTGCTATCACCTTTAGTTCGTGATCGTTTTCCGCGAGCAACAGGGTCCCCACAGCCTTTGACCCGTCGCTTACCGTCACGAGCTTCACGTCCCAAAGTTCCGAACTTGGGGCATCCATCGACTGTGCATTTGTCTTTGTTGCCTTCACAGTAATCCTTCCTGTTTTGTTCGACTGGCATTACGCCTTCAGGATGGTGATGAGTTCAGATATCTCTGACTTGGTGAGGGCTTCCAACGATTCGATGGCACGACCTGTTGAGTCTGATGCCATAGACAGTTGCTCTGCCTTGGTTGCGATGCCTTTTCCTGATGCCAAAGCCCTGAACATACCGATCTGTTTCGTTGTTGCCGGAGCACCAGGTTCTTTGATCTGTGGTGTGCCGTTAGCAGGATGATTGGCTTTGGATTCTGCTACCACTTCTTCAGCAGAGAACATATTGATTACCGCTGCTACTGCTTCTTGGGTGTTCTTGAAGTTGGGGTTGAAGTCGTCCATGATCTCTGGTGGCAGTTCATCTTCTTGTGCTACGTCTTCTTCAGCAAATGATGCGGCCAATTCTTTTGCTTTGGCGAACGCTTCACGCAACGCTGGCATCTGTGACTCCTTCAGGTCTGCGAGATCAATCTTTGCTGTCTTTGCGATCTGTTCATGGTCAAGCCCTGCTCCCTTGCAAGCATCCACGAAACGCTTGATGTTGTCCATTGACACCAACGGATCGTTACGTGTGGCTGATGCTTTAGATATTGATACCGACATATCCTTAAGCGGTATCGCAGTCTTAGAAACAGGGGTTGATGGGGTGTGCGATACATCTTCCCATTCCTGTTTAGTCCACAACGCGAGACATACACCGAAGCGCATAGCAGCGTTACGGATGAAGTCTGAGATCAGCTCTTTGAGTAGGTCAGGTTTGTTGTGCATAACTGAGCCAACACCCAAACGACGTACACCGAGGATAGTTAGCCAGCCTGCCATGTGTGCCATGCCGTTCTCAACACGGTAAGCCGGTAGACCGTTCGCATCAAACGCGGTTGGTTCCCATGTCCACTCAGGATCAATCTCGATCAACATTTTCGTTACGTCAGCGTGACCTACGAAGTCAAGTTGCATCCCACCTTTAGGTAGTTTGCCTACGATCTTCGGATCAGGTACGCCATACTTGCTGATGATTTCTTCTAGTTTCATTACTTCGCCTCCTTAGCGATGATCCGCATAGTGCGGAAGGTTGATGTTTTCTTAAACTTTTCTGCCAACGCAGGATGTTCTGCCTCAAACTTCTTGGTGTCAAACGATGTGCGTTTGCTGTTCTTCCACGATACGACCTGAACACCGTCAATCGCACCATACTCAGCGTCCTGCAACAGCATCGCCAGTTCACCCTTGATGAGTTCCTCAACAGCTTCAGCCTGCTTCTTCTGTTCACGGGCTTGTGCCAAACGCTCTAAACTCGCATACACCTCATGCCCCAATACGACCGTGTTTCCATAACCTTCGGGGTAGAGCGAAGCGGCGTTGTCATAGGTGGGATCAGCCACGTCAGGCATCATGCCCATGTCGATGAAGCCCAAGAATTTGCGGGCTGCTTCTATGTGAATCTGTTTTTCGTCGCTAGTTACGGTTTGTGTATGGAACTGGAGTTGGAGGTCGCTGTCAAAAATGATCCAGTTGATCTCGTTACTACCAGTACATATCGCTTGTTGAACTCCTTGCCAGTACCAGGTTCGGGAAAGTTGTCCCGTCCATCGCTTGTTATATGTTTTGAGTTCATAAAACTTTCCGCTGAGTGAACGACCATCCATTGTGGACATCAGCCGGACACCGTTCTCCTCATAGCAGTACAGTTCTGCTGGTTCGGTGATTGTTTCGTTAAGGATTTCTCCTGCCCAACCCATGAGTGGGCCTTCAAGGATTGTGCCTCGACGCATCGCATCGTTCTGTTCTTTCGGCACAGGGGGTGTGGATGCCAACAGTTCTACAGCAAGGTCAGCTGGTGTGGTGTATTTGTGTTCACCATGAATCGCTGCTGCTACTGATGCGGTGATTCGTTTCTCACCTTTTTCGTTTGCCCAACGTAGGTTAAGCCAGTCTTGGCTGCCGTGTGTTGGCTTGGGGATGGTTGATAGATTCTGCATTGTTCCTCCTATGGTTTGTGCAGGTATGTTTAATCTAGGGGTGTGACACAGTAATTGTCAAGTCAATCGCTTTCATGTCGCGCACCATCGCCACAGGGATATGTATGGCGTGGATGCCTTCTTCTTTGCAGATGGTTTGCCAGACGGTCACATGGTTATCTTTGGAGCCTGGTTCACCGACTGGTACTAGGAACCCTACGGTGTCTACGAGACATTCACCGTCGTCCTCGTATTCGTCCATGTTCAGCCAGCCACCTTCAGACAGATGGGTGTCAGCCCATTGGATATAAACAACGGTTCTGTTTACTAGGTTCATCAGATTTTCCCGTCCACATACACCGCAAACTCTGGGCAAAGAAAAGTTACAGATGATCCGATGATCGACGAAAAGAATTCGTCACCATACAAACCACCCAGGTTCACCCGAAAAATATCAACAACTTCAGGCAACGTTTTACCTGCACCAAATGCGTCGCACACCGCTTCACCAACTTCAAGCAGATCGGTTTCAGCCCAATCACGGGTTTGAGCCGAGTTCATCTGAAGGGAAATCAGATACAGGTCATATTTGATTGTGTTCGGGGCAGGGGTTTCTATTGTTGTGGTGGTTCCCACAACTTCTTTCGTTGCTGTTTCCTGACCACATCCGGACAGAAGAACTAAAGCTGTGGCTGCTAGTAATTTACTCGTCAAAGTCATCGGGTTTTTCTCCGCAGTCAGGGTTACGTGGGATCACCCCACGATATACGCATAGGCATAAACGTGCGTCTGTCATAGGACTTCCAGATCAGACCAGTTCCGTTTGTCATGGCGGCCCACCAGCAGGGTCAGGGTTCCTGGGGTAGACCAAATACCTTTAGAGTCAGCGAACCACTTTGATCCACCATCCATTGACGGGCATTGGATACGGGTGTATGCACCATGATCGGTGACTTGCAAGTGATGTTTGTGTGCGGTGATCCACAGGTCAGGTTCACGTCCTTCTTCACGCAGAATCATTATCGACTGTGCGTTCAACCAATCGTTTTCTTTGCCGGTGATTTTGTGTCCGTGAGCGAACGCAACCTTCACATCGGATAACACTTTGGTTGTGACCATCTGATCGTGTGGGATTGTCCATTCAAGGTTCGGTATCTGATGATCCAAGATTCGGAACAACATATCCATGAGGAACCCGCCAGCGTTATCTGAATCTGAGGTAACAGATTTACCGTTACGTCGCATCCATTCACCGTGGTTACAAAGTGTGCCAATGATTTCCATGACATCAACCATTGACGCAAGAGTAGTTATCCCTTTACTAAACAGGTCTGCACCGAGTAACAACTGTTCGCGCTGTGTCAGTTCAACCGTAAACAACTGGCTGGCATAGTTCCCATCGCAACCCTCAAACGGATCACCCATGTTCACAAGCGCAGCACTCTCAATGTTTCTACCTTTACGGCGAAGGTCATGGAGTTGTTGCACCGTTTTCTCCAACGATTCCAACACCCGTTCAACAGTTGCCTCAACACCACCACCAGCAGATTTACCAAGCTGAAGATCAGCCCAGTTCACTACGAACGTTGATGGTGGTTCCTCTGACGGTTTAGGCACAACCCGTTTCGGTTGCTTCCAACTACCTACACGTTTACGTAACGCCTCAATATCTTCATCAGGTAACACCCGTGAAACCCTGCGTTTAAACCGCGCACGATACGAATACAACCAGGCAACATCTCGATCACCGTTCTCCAAACGTTTAGAAGTCTGCCACTTAGACATTCGTACCGTGTCATCAACAACTTCAAACACCGCAGGGTCCAAACCAAAACCAACCAGCACAGAAGTCCAGTCAGTTGTGATAGGTGTTGGCAGCACACCAGTAGATAGTTCACCACCATCAGGGGTGATCTCTGCCCATGCACGTTGATTCTCAGACGGTTGGGATTGCTCCTCTATTTCATCCTTTAATGACATGAGCGAATTCCCCTCGACGATACTTACTAATTGAATGGGTATCTAAGTGTATTCCACGTTTCTCTAATACCCTGCTAATTGCCGGTGCAGAGATCGTGTGATCGTCTAACGCTTCGACAAGTTCTTTGCGATCTGTTTCATCCATTCCTTCAAGTACACGCTTGATTCGTGGGACACGCCCAGACGGGATAGCTTCTTCAGATCGTATTTCACTTAGCAGACTTCGCTTTACGGGCTTGTTCAATTCTTGCTCCCTCTATGAGTTTGTTTATCTTTTCGATAACTTCCCATAATGCGTCAGCCTGATCCCTCCCAGGATTAGATTTCAGGAGACAGTCACGCACCAAAGTTAACTCAACGGTAGTTAATCCTTTTGCCATTTGCAAGCACCTTTCTACGGGTGCTTCACCCTAGTGCTTTTCTATGTGATCCGTCAAACGGTCAGAAACCTTATCCAGCTTGTCCTCTGTGCGGTCCTGTGCGCGTCGCATCAAACGCAACATAGCCATAACGGTGTCATGGTCTTTCTTGTTTTCGGCCTTAAACTTTTGAACCACCACCGCTAGGATAGAAAAACCACCGCCAATACAAGCAGCCCAAATAGTTGCAAGCCCAGCGTCCACGTCATGCAGGCTTTCCTACGAAACGGATATGCCACGGCTCAGCACCCTTGCCGTTAGCGTCACCTAACACTTCATGGCTGAAACCGAACCTGCTCTCATTTGCCACCAGCCACGCCAGGACCTTCCCAGATGCGTTAGCCACGTCAACAGCGATACCGTACAGGTGGCGTGAACCACGCGCCTTGTCGTTCGCAGGGTCATCGTATGGGGTGGCGAGCATAGCCATACCTTTCTTCAGATACCATTTCTGCCCGTTCCACATTTTTGTGGATGCACCAGGTATAACTTCTTTAGTGTACCTGCTCAGAAATCCTGCGGTTTGTTGGGCTATCGACCTGAGCGTGTCACCTGCGCTAGTTGGTTTAAGAACTATGCCTTCGGCTTTCGCCGCTGCGACCATCGCTTCCCACGCTTCCGCAGCACACTTCTCCAACTTCCCTCCGCCCGTGATGGGGGCGACCATAGCTGATGTAATCTCAGAAGGTTTCTTGCCTTTAAGATGTTCACACCAGCGGATAGGTTTGACAGGCCAGTTCGGTCTGCCCATTCCTA